GAGGGAGATTATGGTGGTTTTGACTTGAGTAATCCTATAGGGATCGCTCGAGCTTCGGCTTCCGTAACTCAAAATGTTCTTTCTCACTTTGGCTATAATGATGACGCCATGCAGGTTTTGAATGGTGTGCTTTCAGATACATTATATCCAGTGATTGAAATGAATGGTGATGTTTTTGTTAAGCCAGGTATGCAACCTTCTGGCAAGTATGGTACTGCAGAAGACAACTCCTTGAGAGGAGTGTTGATGTTGATGTACGCATGGTATGCTACTGATGAGTTGGAAGATCTAGATTTTTTTCGATCATGTGAAACCTCGCGTTTATGGTGACGATGTTATTGCTGCCGTGCATCCAGACGTTGTGCATTTGTTCAATAACAACACTTACCAGATAGCTTGTGATGAACATTTTGGAATGACGTTTACTTCCGCTAGTAAAGATATGGAAATGGACGCTTTTGTTACTCCAGACACAATGTCGTTTCTGAGACGTACTTTCCATGTTAATTCTAAAGGTGTGCATGAGGCACGTTTGAACTTGAATTCAATTTATAAGAGTTTACAATGGATGTCACCGTCTAAGATGATAACAGAGGAAGATCAAATGGTTTCCACTGTTGCCTCGGCACTTTGGGAATCTTATTTTTGGTTGGATAAGTTAACTTTTACCAAATTTCGTTCAGATTTGATTTTCGTGATGGACAATGCCTTTGGTAGTGGTGATTTTCAATGTGATTTACCGACTTATAATCACATAGATTCAGAGATTTATCCGCTTCAGTATGTTTCGGAAGCAGGAGATGAAAAGAATATATCGCTACCAGATACAAGGGCGTTCGTTACCTCTAAGGTGTTGGCTGACATGTTTGATGAGTTGTCGCTTTTTCCTGAAGAGAAAGAAGAATTCCCATTTGATGCTGAAACTATTCGTATGAATTCTGCTTCTTGGGAAGGATATGATGTGAGGTCAGTTTTGAGAAATCTTTCTTTGAGTGCTGATGTTGAAGCTACTCAAAAGTTTCTTCGGAGGCATAAAAAGAAACATGTGAAGAAGATTTTTTCTGAAGCTGATGAATTGCCTTTTGATGAGGAGAAATATGATATGCCATTACTAGCTGCGTCGTACCTCATTTATGTCAATGATAGTTTGGCTCTTGGTATCACTGAAGTTCTTACTTTCGAGGATTATGTTGCCGGTGCGGTAATAAGCGAAAGTGGAGAACTAAGTTCTGGAGCTGTTGACGAGATTAAGGTTGATGATCGTGAAAATGTTTTGTTCGTCCAGGGTGATGTTACAGATTTAACTCTTTCACAACCTTCTTTTTCCATGAATAATGGTAATCTTACCAAACTCAATATTGATGAGTTTTTTCAACGTCCTGTTGAAATTGCAGCATTTGAAATTGACTTGGGGGGTAGTGTTAGTACTTCTTTTCCAGTTTGGGATATTTACACGATTGAACCTTCTGTCAGGGCGAAGTTGCGGAATTATGCTTATTTGAGAGCTGATCTACATTTGCAAGTCGTAGTTTCCGGATCACCATTTCATGCTGGTCGAATATTATGTTCTTATCAGCCATACCCAGAAAGGAATGAAACTTTGGTAAATTACGGACCCGCTTCTGTGAACTATCGACCTTTGTTGTTGAATTATCTGTCTCAAGCGCAGGATGTTGTTTATATTGATGTTAAAGCAAATCTGCCTGTTGAGATTGTATGCCCTTTTATTTCAACAAAACCTGCTCACAGATTGTTTAATTCGTCGGCATTAGTTCTATCTTCCGTGACATCTTATGCAGATTTAGAGGAAGCTGGTTCGTTGTATTTCTATACCATGAACCCTGTTGCAGCAGTTAATCCTGATGCATCTCCTTTATCTGTCCAGATATATGCGTGGTTGGAAAAGGTACAACTAGGCTGTCCCACAGCAACTTTGGTGGAAATTACAACAGAAGCTGGTGATGAGAGA